TAAGTCTGAGTTCTCCTCTTACCTGTTCCCAGCGTACTTCCTTGGCAAGTATCCCAACAAGAAGATCATCATGGGCACGCACACTGCGGGTCTGTCGGAGGACTTCGGTCGGCGTGTACGTAACTTGATTGACTCTGAGGAGTACCGTGATGTATTTCCGCAAACCTTGGTGGCAGACGATCAGAAAGCTGCCGGTAAATGGTCTACAAGCGCTGGCGGTCAGTATTATGCTGCTGGTGTCGGGGGCGCTCTTGCTGGTCGTGGTGCTGATCTGTTCGTTATTGACGATCCTCATTCCGAGCAGGACGTTAAAATCAATAGTCGACTGGCTTTTGATACCGCATGGTCGTGGTTCCAGACCGGGCCGCTACAACGGTTGATGCCGGGCGGTGCGATCATCATTGTGATGACGCGTTGGTCGCTGCTAGACCTGACTGGGCGCTTAATTGACTACCAGTCGAAGAATCCTGACTCGATTCCGTGGGAAATTGTGGAGCTTCCGGCCATTTTGAACGAGGACGAGGACAACGAGAAGTCGCTTTGGCCCGAGCAGTGGCCACTTGAGAGCTTAAAAGCTACAAAAGCGTCGATTGACCCCCGATATTGGAACGCGCAGTACATGCAGCAGCCCACGTCTGAGAACTCAGCCATTGTTTCACGCAAAATGTGGCGTATTTGGGAGCCGGATGACCCGCCAAGGTGCGAATACATCATCCAGTCGTGGGATACGGCGTTTGAAACCAAGAATACATCCGACTATTCCGCCTGCACAACGTGGGGCATCTTTTACAACGAGGAAGAGAATGACTCCCCCCAGCTTATCTTACTGGATGCGTTTAAAGATCGCATGGCTTTCCCTGAGCTTAAGGTGGTGGCGCTTAAGCAATACAAGGAGTGGGAACCTGATGCGTTCATTGTGGAGAAAAAGGCATCAGGGGGGCCGTTGATTCAGGAACTGCGGGCATTGGGCATACCTGTGCAGGAGTTCAGCCCATCACGCGGCAACGACAAGATGGTGCGAGTGAACGCTGTTGCGGATTTATTCAGCAGTGGTAAAGTCTGGGCACCTGACACACGCTGGGCACGGGAAGTGATTGAAGAGTTGGCCGCGTTCCCAGTTGGGGAGCACGACGACTACGTGGACACGACAACACAGGCGCTGCTACGCTTTAGGCAAGGCGGTTTTATTGCTTTAGACACGGACGAGAAAGACGACCTTGAAATCTTTCGCCGTAGGAAACACGAATACTACTAGGACTACACATGGCAACGAATATTGACAAAGCGCTGTACCAACAACCCGTAGGCATTGACGCGCTGGGCGAACAAGAGTCACCACTAGAAATTGAAATTGTTGACCCCGAAGAAGTCACCATTGGTATGGACGGGATGGAGATCACCATCACGCCCGGAGAAGATGACGATGAAGAAGGCTTTGACGATAACTTGGCCGAGTACATAAAAGATGGTGCCTTGCAGTCGCTGGCTGGTGACTTGGTGTCTGACATTGACAACGACAAGAATGGCCGCAAGGATTGGGAAAAGACGTACGTTGACGGTTTGAAATTGCTGGGCTTGCAGATAGAAGAACGCACAGAACCTTGGAACGGCGCGTGTGGTGTGTTCCACCCCATGATTACCGAAGCGGTTGTGCGCTTCCAAGCAGAGACAATCACTGAGACATTCCCAGCCCGAGGCCCGGTGCGTAGCAAACTCATCGGCAAAGAAACGCCAGAGTTGAAAGAAGTCGCGGCCAACGTTCAAGACGACATGAACTACGAGTTGACGGAAGTCATGACGGAGTACCGCGGTGAACACGAGCGCATGCTCTGGTCATTGCCAGCCACGGGCTCTGCGTTTAAGAAGGTGTACTACGATCCCAATTTGGGACGTCAGGTGTCGATGTTTATTCCTGCGGAAGATATGTATCTGCCGTACGGCACAACAGATTTAGATACTTGCTACCGCATCACGCACGTCATGCGCAAGACCAAGAACGAGATCATCAAACTTCAGCAAGTTGGCTTTTACCTCGACATTGAGTTGCCTGACTCACCTAAAGACTTGACAGACATTCAGAAAGCCAAGGACAAAGAGACCGGTTTTAGTGACTTGAACGACGACCGCTACACGCTTTATGAGTGCCATGTAGATTTAAACCTTGAAGGTTACGAAGACAAAGACGACTCTGGTGAAGAGACCGGCATCATGCTGCCGTACGTTGTCACGCTGATTAAAGGCTCTAACGACATCCTGTCAATCCGCCGCAACTGGAAGGAAGAAGATGACCTCAGACTCAAGCGCCAGCACTTTGTGCACTACCAATATATCCCGGGTTTTGGAGCTTACGGCTTTGGACTTTTCCATCTTATCGGAGGCTTTGCTAAATCCGCCACATCCCTCATGCGACAACTTGTCGATGCAGGAACGCTTAGCAACTTGCCCGGTGGACTCAAGACACGGGGCCTGCGCATCAAAGGCGACGACACGCCAATCGCACCCGGAGAGTTCCGTGATGTAGATGTAGGCTCGGGCACGATCCGTGACAACATCTTGCCGCTCCCGTACAAGGAGCCAAGCCAGACGTTGTTTAACTTGATGCAGACCATCGTTGATGAAGGTCGTCGCTTTGCCGCGACTGCTGACATGAAGGTGTCTGACATGTCTGCGCAAGCTCCCGTTGGTACAACGCTTGCGTTGTTGGAGCGTCAGTTAAAGGTGATGACTGCGGTGCAGGCTCGTGTGCACTTTGCACTCAAGCAAGAGTTCAAACTCTTGAAGAACATCATCCGCGACTACACAGACGCGGACTACACATACACACCCGAGTACGGCACTCGCAAAGCTAAGAAAGCCGACTATGACTTGGTGGATGTTATCCCCGTGTCAGACCCCAACGCTGCGACAATGTCTCAGCGCGTTATCCAGTACCAAGCTGTGATTCAGATGGCGCAGATGGCTCCGGACATCTACAACTTGCCTGAACTCCACCGCGGTATGTTGAACGTCTTGGGCATCAAGAACGCAGAGAAGCTTGTGCCGATTGAAGAAGACATGAAGCCAATTGACCCAGTGCAAGAGAATCAAAACGCACTTAAAGGCACGCCACTTAAAGCGTTCCTGCACCAAGATCACGCTTCACACATCCAAGTGCACATGATGCTGATGCAAGACCCGATGATTCAGCAGTTCATTGGACAAAACCCACAGGCTCCCAAGATCATGGGTGCAATCACGGCGCACATTGCAGAACACGTTGGTTACAAAATGCGTCAGCAGATTGAGCAGCAGTTGGGTATGCCGTTGCCTCCCGAAGACGAGAAGTTGCCACCGCAGATTGAGATTGCATTGTCGGGCATGATGGCTCAAGCGGCCAACCAAGTACTGATGCAGAACCAAGCGCAGGCGGCGCAGATGCAGGCACAGCAGCAGATGAAAGACCCTGTGTTGCAGTTGCAGATGCAGGAACTTCAACTCAAAGCACAAGAGGTAGAGATCAAAAAGCAGAAACTGATGATGGACGCCAACATTGCTTCTGATAAACAAAAGTTGGAAGAACAAAAAGTTAGTGGCCGCTTGGAACTCGACGCCCTCAAAGTGGGTGCACAAATTAAAGAGTCTCAAGCCAAAGTTCAATTTGAACAAGAACGTGCCGGTGTCCAAATGGGCTCCGATATCGCAAAGAGTAAAGCCCAGATGGATTTACAAGCGCGTACTGCTGCGCTTCAAAATAGCAGGAACCAAGGTTCTAGAAAATGATCCAAGACTTCGTACGCGTATTACGTGAAAAAATACGCACTGACATGAACAACTATGCCGATGACTTGGCTGGGGGTTCATGCCGTACTTTTGAAGAGTACCAAAAACTCTGCGGGATTATTCAGGGTCTAGCCCTCGCAGAGCGTTATCTACTTGACCTTGCGCAGAAAGTTGAAGAATCAGATGAGTGATCTTGATCTATCCCCCGGTGCTTTTGCACTGCCTGAACCCATCCAACCTTTGGATGCACCTGAAGCTACTGACGAGCAGAAGGCCACGCAACTTCCCCTGCCAACAGGCTGGAAGATTCTTTGCGCGGTACCCGACATTTCTGAACGAGTGGACGGTACAAGTCTGGACTTAGTCCGGCCTATTGAGAGCATGCGCCAAGAAGAAACTGCAACTACTGTGTTGTTTGTTTTAAAAGTTGGCCCCGACGCGTACAACGACACCGCCAAGTTTCCTAACGGAGCATGGTGTAAAGAGGGCGACTTCGTGTTAGTACGTACTTACTCCGGCACAAGATTTAAGATTTTTGGCAAGGAGTTCCGTCTCATCAACGACGACCAAGTTGATGCTGTTGTGCAAGACCCCCGCGGCTTAACCCGCGCTTGAAAGGAAGAATATGGCTGAACCGTACAAGTTCCCCGACGAAGTCGAAGACAAGAAGACCAATGAGGTTGAGTTTGAGATTGAAGGGGTAGATGAAGTAGAGATTGAAATCGAAGACGACACGCCCGAGCGTGACAGAGGCCGCAAGCCCCTAGACCGTGAAGTTCTTGATCCGACCGATGAAGAAATCGAGTCCTATTCTGACAAAGTCAAGGGACGCATTAAAGAGTTGACCCACGCCCGTCACGACGAGCGCCGTGTCAAAGAAGCGACAATGCGTGAGAAGCAAGAACTTGAGCGTCTTGCACAGCAGTTGATTGAGGAGAACAAACGCCTCAAGCAAAACGTTTACACAGGACAAGAAGCCATAATTGAAGGCGCTAAGTCAAAAGCCGATTCTGAGTTGGCTATGGCAAGGCGTAAACTCAAGGAAGCCCAAGAGTCCTATGACACGGATGCCATCATTGAAGCCCAAGAAGCTGTGATGGACGCAAAGATTCGTGCAGAACAAGTGAAAAATTATCGTCCAACCCCTTTACAGGAAGATAATTTTGAGGTACAAACGCAACAAGCCCAACCCACAAGGGCTGAACCGGACGAAAAAACTCTGCGCTGGCAGGCAAAAAACCAGTGGTTCGGACAGCAAGGGTTTGA